CTTCACCTCCTGATTTTGTGTATCTGTCTTGGTTTTGGCTTAATGAACGTTCTAAAGCAGTATACACATATAGCATAAACACATCATACCCCGCTTCATCTAACTCATTTTTTAGTTTGGTTGTGGTGTTATATGAAGCTGCTGTTCCATCTAGTATAAATGATTCTTTGCCTTCAATTGTAGCTGCTATATTACCTTTAAATTCTTTATTGGCAACAGCCATTTGTTTAGCTTGTTCACTTCTTTCTTCAGGTGTAGAATTTTTTAAATCTAAAGATACATTAGCCTTTTTTAATAAGTCAATATAGATATCATCTACATTCATTATTTTTATACCACCTAGATCTAAACCTTTAAGAATGTATCCTTTACCAGCACCTGGGGCGCCTGCTAGTATAATTGCTTTTGGATTACCTTGTTCTTCTCTTAATAATCTACCTTCAGCTAAATATTTTTTATAATTAAAATTGTCCATTGTAATATTTTGTTATAAATATCATGTTTTTCTTTTAGCTTGCGTTCTAAATTCGGTAAATGCTGGTTTGTGTTTAGGGTTTTCTAAATCAAATAATTTCTTTACAGTTTTGAATATGTCAAGATTTTCATCTTGTGTACGTTTAGATTCATACATTTCCCATCCTTTCCCTTGAATCTTACCTTCTGCAGCTTTACGTTTGCTAGATTTCAACCATAATACACCATATCTATCTGCTTTTTTCTCAAAACACTCTTCATAACATTTAGCATATACTGAAGTTTGGAGATCGTAAGTAGTTTGAAGGTGGTTTGATGTTTTAAAATCAATAATCCATAATTCTGTTTTACCATCGATTTCAATCTCACATACCATATCACAAGTACCTGCTACCTTTAGCTCATCTGAAAATAGGTGTACTTCGGCTTCAATTAGGGTTGGGTTATATTCTTCCCAAAAATCAACAAAACGTAGGAACATCTGCCATACTAATGTGTCGTATTTAGGTTGCCCAGATTTTGATAAGAAATTTAATTCTTTACCATTTAAATAATCCTCAATCATTTCATGGGTTTCAGTACCTTGAGATGCTGCTTTGCGCACAATGTGCTCAGAGGCATATCCTACTTTTTTAAGCCAATCTTCAAAGAACTTACCTTTTGGGTAAGAACCTAAAACATAAGTAATTGATGGATAATATTCTCCATTACGTTGGTAATAACGAGAATCGGGCATTGTTATTTGTTTAGCATCATCCGATACTTCTAGAATACGTTTATACGAATTCTTTAATACAATTTTTTTACTCATACTAATTCTAATTTCTTTTCCATTAAGTCATATTGTGTTAATGGAAACGTTCTTTGAATAAGATTAGTAAATTGGGAAAACCCCATTTCACTAGGGTCTTTCCCCTCTAATTCTACTAAATAAACTTCTTTACCTTCATTTATAAACTGCTCAGCAAAGTATAAAGCCTGTTTTCGGGCATCTGAGTCTAAAGCAATGTATATTTTTTTTACTGTGGAAGTTACTATCTTTTTCATGAGGGTTGATTGTAGGTTATTTCCTAATAATGGAATTGCATTGCGTTTAATAGCAATAGCATCAAACGGACCCTCACATAACACTAATGGTAAATCCCAGTTTATAAACATCTCAAACGGTATTATATCGCGAGACGTTTCTGGGTTGCGGTACTTGGTGTAAGCATCTTTCTCGAATGATCTACCGGTAAAATAATTCATACCCCCAACAGCATCGTAGGAAGGAATAATAACCATTTTAGCATATCGGCCTGTAGTACAATATCCTATATTATATTTTTCTATATCATCTTGAGTAATTCCTCTACTCTTAATGTAAGCTAAGGCTTGCCTGCCTTCTATATCTGAGGAGGTAATATCTTTAAATTTTTTATATTCCTCAGGAAGTTTTAATTCATTATAAGTTACAACAGTTTTATGTTCTTTCTCATTACCAATTAATTTAAATAACTCTTCAAATTTTTCAGGTGAGACCTTGCGTTGTTTAAATAATGATGTAATTCTAGTACCTTTTTTATTACAAACCCAACAATGCCATGGGTTATAACCTTTTTTATTTTCTGAAAAATTAATTTCTAGTTTTGGCTTGTGGTGGTTGCAGTAAGGACAAGTATGAGCTTGATTGCCCCTTGCAGTCCTTTTCCCCGCCCCAAGTACAGAATTTACTAGATTTACTAATAGTTCATTTATCATAAACCATAATATACGAATGGAGTTTGGTTATTCCAAGTCACGGGTGAAAAACTTACCGAGAATGTTATCATTAAAGAATTCTTCGGGTTTTTCTAAAACTTGGTATATCATTTGATATTTTATTTCAAAATATGTAAGTTGTTTTTTTGATGAACAACAACGAATAATATGACGTTCAAAATTTTCTATGGGTTCTTCCTTTATTAAAGATAAAAGGGGTTTGTTAGAACCCCAATAGGTTTTCCAATCTGATTCTTTTATCATTAGTTTATATGAAGGTCTACGACCAACAACCCCAGCATATTCTGCTAATTCTTTTTTGCCTAATTTTACTTTGCGGTTGTGGAATAATACTTTTTTACCTATGTAAGCTTTACCTGATGGTATGTGTGTTACCATATAAACAAATCCGAAGGTATTGTCTGGAAATTCAGACATTTCTGATATTTCCTCTGTTTTGTATGTCCATTTCATTATATATCGAAATTTACTAGGATAGTTGTATCCGTGTATTGTGAGATAGGTACAGGGAATGATAATTTCCCTACTGCTATTAATTGTGTTTGTTCATTATATAATCCTACTTGGGTTACATAAGGTGTAAAAAATGATCCTGTGGTATAGGGATAATATGCTGTATTTAAACCCCCAGAAATAGATTGGGTTAATAGTGTTGGGTTAAGAGATGAACCAAATTCATTTTCTAATATAGTACATTTAAATTGATTTTCAAATATAGTAAGAGATGATGAAAATTGGAATTTTTGAGTATTAAATTGTGATGGGATTGATAATAAATCTCTTGCGATTAATTGACAACTATGAGTTGTTAAAACTGATATACCATGAGAATAAAATATCTGACCTACAACTTCAGAGCCACTTATAACATTACCATCCCCATCATCAGTTAAAAATAAACCATTAGGAAAAACAGAACCGGTGTATGAATATTCAAAAGTTGTTGGAACAATTTTTTCACCAAAAAGTTGGGTAGGTATTGCAAATACTGTGATCTGTTCCCCACTTCCAGTAGGCCAATATCTTTGCTGTTCTAAACTTGATTGGAGGTAGTTTTCATATAAAGGTGCTTCTATAGGACCATAGTAATAGTCATCTGCCCTTGTAGCTCCTGGGAGTACACTAGCCGTTACCATCATATCTCCTGTACTTGAGGATATATAATTAGTGTAATATAATTGTTTTACACTATTATAAATTGAACTATTTGAGGATGAATATTCATACCCAGTTTGTTCATTATTAGATGAGGTATATTTAACATTTAACCCTTTATATATGTTAATACCGACTGTAGAGCCTGTAATTTCATTACCAATAAAAGTAAATCCTTTATCAGCTATAAATGGGGTTATGGTAACCTCCTTAGTTGTAAATTGTTTGAATGCGCTCATTCATTAGAAGTCTAACTTAATCCTTACTAACAATTCCTTAGTAAAGTCCTTAAGTAATGGTCTTGATAGTTTTGCTACAGCTACCAATTCCTGATTATCATTATATAAACCTACTGATGTAATATATACTTGAGGATCATTAATAAAGGTATCGTATAATACAGCACCTGTTGAACCTGAAATAAATGATGGGTTTGTTGAATAATTAAATTCATCATTTCTTGCTCTAGCAAATATAAAATCGGAAGATAAGGATTCGTTTGAGTTTAATGTCCACCCTGGAGATGTAGTTGCTAATCCTCCTTTATTTAACCTATTAAATAATAATCCGGGGTTGTTTTGAATGGAGTTTGTTGTTCTATCAGATACCATATCAATCCCTCCACCAGCATATGAACTTGAAAGGGCTTCGCCGTTTAGTAAGACTAAACCTACATCCGGTAAGAACCAACCATATGAACCTGAACTTTCACTCCACCCACTAGTATTAACACCAGTGAAGACAGCACCTGCTGAGCCTGAAACCATGTTATATACTCTACCAGCTTCAGTAAATACAGCAGCACCTCCTAATTGACTGTCATCTGTTAAATAAAGTGGTTCGTTATTTGCCGATCCACTTAAAGTTAATGTCATAGTACCTGGAAGTAGTTCTTGTTTAAATCCTGATCTTTCAACTGGTAAAGCATAAAAGAAGGAAGATGATTGGTTACCAAATACAAATGAATTCTCTTCATCTCCTAAAATTAATGATCTATACTGACCATAATTTGTTCTTGTTGGGGATAGTTGATTAACATTTGGATTATATAGTAAACTACCACTACCTTGAGAATCACAATATGCTATTGCAAATTGTACGGAGCCGGTTGCTTCTTCTGAACCATATATGTTGTAATAAAACTGCCCAGTAGTACTTGCTACTTGAACGGAAGATGTAAAATAACTTGTAAGGGTTGGTTGATGGTTCTCCCATACAGTATCAGCAACATTATCTGTGCTGATTACTAAATCTCTAGGGTCTAATATTTGAAATGCTCCACCCGCTGTTGTTTGTAGTGCCATGTTTTTTTATATTTTTATGATGTTCTTCTTATTGTAATCGGTACCTGTAATCTTGCTCCTGAATCTCTTCCAGTAATTGTTAGAGTACCATATAGGGCATTTCTTGCAGTTCCAAATAAAGTATTAATACCAGTTGCTGTTAATGTTACTGAAGTTCCTATTACTGTTTTAGATACATTTGTACCGTTTGTTTGAGTAGCATTTAGTTGTAATGATGCTTTATTGTCAATACCTGTAGCTATTACTGAACTAAACATTCTAACGTCACTTACTGTAAATACATATCCTGATGATTCTACTACTGAATTTCCACCTAAATAATTTAATGTGTTTACTTTAACAACATAAGGTTCTGTTTGAGCAATAACTGGGTTAGCATTACCAATAGCAAGAGTAGGCATTTTTGCCGTATCTCTAGGTAACGTTACTAACTTATACTTCATCATTTGCATTTCATCTGGAAATGCTTCTAATAGAGGCATGTTTTCAATTGCTTCCCCGTAATATGCAGAACCTGATGGGTTTGTAGGGTTGTAAAGAGTATAGTCAATTTCATCATCTGCTAAAGCAAACTGAGTGATATTGAAAGAACCATCCCCTTTAGCTAGGAGTTCTCTACCTTTAGTGGTTAGAATAGCATCTACCGTTATTACTTGATTATTTAAATATCCCATTGTTTAATTATTTTATTTATAAATATACGTTTTTTTTGTTCTTATTCCAAGTTTTAAATATCATTAATCATCTAATTCATCCCAATTTGATACTTCAGATGTAGTGTCCTGGTTAAAGGCATTATTAGATTTTAATTTAATGATTAATTCATTTACATTTCTTCTTTGTACTGCTGATAAATCATTAGGGATAATGTAACCATCTCCTGATGGAGTTATTGAACCTTTAGATCCTGATGGAGATATTTGATTTAATACTACTCTATCATCTGTACTTACTCTTTTTCTTATAGTCATATTATAAATGCTACCTTTAGGTATTTGAAGAGCTAATGTTGCTGGGTCTGGATTTACTATAATTCTATCATATACAAATGCAGGATCAAAAGGATTGCTATATGGGTTAGAGGCCGCGGTATTTGATAGAATAGGACCATATCTCCATATACCTTCAAAAGTATTCGGAATAATTCCTGTTCTAATAATTTCGCTGTTAGTTCCAAACAACCACTTAGAAGAAGCTGGAGTTGTTGGATAAGACCAACTACTACCTAAACACGCTACAGTTACTGAAGTTGATGTTTTAGAAATGGAGGCAACTGGTCCATAACCTATAGTTGTATCATCTCTATTATTACTATTAGCTGCAAAGAATATTGTTCCATTTTCCTGTGCTTGTTGAAATCTTCTAAAAACTTCATCTACACTGTAAGGATTTATTGTGGATCCTTGTCCTTGGAAAGAAGGTGATGTAGCTAATCCAGAGAATGTTAGATTAACTCCACCCCCCGAAAATGCAACTGCATCACTTATTAATAGTGGTGGTGGTAATTCGTAATCTATAACCGTAAAGTCTTGTGTTGCTACTGGGGGGTCATCTGTTGATGTAGCAAGTACCGTAGGGGAAATATAAGATATTCTGATTTCATCTCCCTTTTCAATTAAAAGTTTTGTATCTACTGGTTGTGGATACACTCCAAGTCTTGACTCGCTAAAATTATAAGTATAATAATTATTAGGATCATTAATATCACTTATTATAGGAAATGCATACCTCCCAGCCCCTGTTGTACTACCCGCTATGTTTATATTAGCTAAAAGACTTGAGAATACTGATGAACAGCCCCAATAAGAACCAATATCATTACTAGAATTATAGTTTTGGGTTACTAAAGTTATAGTGGATGTTGGGTTAGGACCATCATAAACACTAGATGAATTTAAAACACCCATACTGAGTATAGTATTGATACTATTTAATGTGCTTATGGTAGGGCCTACTATTTTAAAGAGATTACTTGCTGCTGGTTGATATGATGAAAGTAGAAGTGGGAATTCAATTTCTGCTGGTGGTCCTTGTAATTGTAAAAGACCAAAACCTCTATTAGTAGAATAATTTGAACTTGCTGTAAAAGCCATCGCTACTGCTGATTGGGTTACAAACAGTTGTGTGAATGCCGTACTTTGTGATAAACTAGAAGGTAAATTTAAATATTGTGGGCTACCTCCTACAGTACCTCCTAAAAGACCTTTTTCAACTACCAATGCATTATTCCCACCCCCACCAGTAAATAAGAAATCAGGTTTGTTGAAGGATTGAGTTACTGAATTTAATTGGGGTAATAATTGATTTGAAAAATATGCTGAAAATTCTTGACCACCCGCTAATATTTTTACAGAACCTACAGTTAAAGAAGTATATTCTAATTTTAATGATGATGATACAGATGAGAAATTTCTATAGGCGTTATTGTAAATAACCGAAGCATTTCTCCCTGGGGTGAATGTTGAAGATACTGGAATTAAATTATCATTATTTCCATTTACCCTTGATGATGAGATTCTTAAATTAGATGAACCCTTAATAGCATTCATAGGTACTTGAATAAGTTGGTCTATGTCAAAAGTAGTTGTGTTAAATACTTCTCGACTTTCACGGGATGATTTAAAGTGAGCAAAGTAAATTGGATTAGACTCTATAACTGCTGTTTGACCATAAGAATTATCTCCTGCCCAACTGCCAGTTTCCCCCGTTTTAAATCTGATTTTATTTTCTCTAAATAAATCACGCTCTAAAGCAACACTTGTAATACCTTGTGGAAAACTCCCTGAAGGTACTGGTGTTGGGAAATTGTAATCAGCTGATGTTATTTTTGTTCCTAAATATCTTGGGATAATATTTGATAGTGATGTGTAAAAACTATCATTCACTTGTGCTTTTGCAGCTGTATTATCTATTATAGCTTGAAGATTTACAGGGGTTTCAATACCATTCCCATAATCTAATTCTTGAACATATGTATTTTTTTCACTCCCAGTAGCATTATTAAATAGTGTATTAAAAGGTGAGTTATCAAAAATTAATGGGTTACCAACAAGACTAGGGTTAAAGTTAAATAACTGAGCTGGTTGGGACTTAACTGGAATCCAAGTGTTAGTGGATGAACCATTATAATCATTCCCTCTTATTGTTCTACTACCAGTATTATAATACCAATAAAGATTATTTGAATTTGGGGAGTCTACTGTTAGTAAAGGACCTATTTTATCCGTTAATCCTTGATAGAATTCTGATCCTGAAAGGCTATTTATAATTGGTGTTGATCCAACTTGAAGTGAAGCGTCTAATTTAAATTGAAAAGTAGGATTAGCTAAGAAAGTTGCTGTATTATCGTATATTTGGTCTGTAGTAGGATCTATACTAAACTTATTTAATGCTAATGCTAATGGAGTATAAGTATACGAATCAGGTATACATCTTGTCCCATCTGTTGATCCTAAAAAGACTTGACGGTATTGGAAGAAACTTCCAGATGAAGGACCAAATAAAAACGATGTTGCATTTTTACCAGCAACTATAGAAATTGCTTGTGAACGTGAAACGTGATAATTACTTACATAAGTTCGGGCACTTTGGGTTACTGGACCGCTTGGATTAGTTTCACTATCCAATATAGTACCACCGTTTTGCATTTCTATAGTTAAATAGAAAGGTGAAG